CGCCAACTCCGCGGCGGGCCGGCTGGCGGCCAGGGCGAAGACCTCACGTCACAAAGCCGGGCAGGCGATTGCGGTAAGCAAGGCGGTGGACCGGGGCGAGCTGCCCGCGGACACCATGCAGCAAGTCGCGGCGGGCAAGGTGAAACTCAAGGACGCCAGCAAGAAGGTTCAGCAGAAGCCTGCCGGCCGAAAGCCCAAAGCTCCAAAGCCGTTGCGCGACCGTGTTCTGAGCAAGTTCAACCGATTGCTCGATTGCTTTCCCGTCTCCGATCACCCCGAGGTCAAGCGGATCATTCTCGAATCCATCGCATGAAAACCGAAGAAGTCATCAGCATCGTTCCCGATCCTCACTATCTGAAGCACATGTTGATGGCCAATGCCCTGCCCTTTCCGGCAGCTATCTCGGAACTCGTTGACAACGCTTTCGACCAGGGCGCAACGAAAGTCACGATCCGGGTTGATAGCAACTGCATCGCGGTGGTGGATGATGGGAATGGCTGCGCGGACATCCAAAAGATGATCATGCTGGGCGGCCACAAGCGCACGCCGACCACGCGGTTGGGCCGATACGGGGCCGGCCTCAAACATGCGGCAACCTCCCTCGGAGACCTGGCCAGCATCCAGACCGTGCACGATGGCGTGATGCGGAAGGCCGATGTGGATTGGAACGAAATCTATAGCAGCGGCAAGTGGGAGCAAAAGGTCTCGGCGGATGACACGACCACGAGCGGCAAGGGGACATCCATTTGCATCTCACAGTTGCGGCCCGCTCGTCGGCGCAAGGATGAGCTGATTCGTCCTCTAAGCTTCAACTTTTCGCCGGCTATCCAGTCACGTCGGGTGATTGAGTTGCGCTGGTACGGAGAAGATGTGCAGATCGAACCGTGGACGTTACCGGCGATGGAGTCGCTGATCACCGCGAGCAATTCCCTCTCGGACGATGACGGCGCGGAGTTCGGCTACCGGGTCAGAGCAGGGCTGGTTGAATGCAACTCGCGACGCCCTTTCATCTTCGCTTACGAGCATCGGATCGTCGCCGAGAATTCCGAGCCATGCAATGGACGGCCTCCGTCCACGGGATTCATGGCCTACGTGGAACTGGTGGGACGCTGGCCCTTATTGGTTCACAAGGACGGCCTGGACGATTGCCCGGCGGTTCGCTGGCTCTACGCATCACTGGAGGAGGATTGCTCCGACTTGATGGACCGTGCGGCGGTGCTGGGCGAACAGATCAAGCTTCAGGAGATCGAGGCGATTCTGGCAGGCGTGACTGGTCTCAAGCAGGGGCGGGCCTTGCGCGGTCCACGAGAAAACCACGGAAAAGTTGAACCTCGAGGGACACCCAGAAAAGTCGAGGAGGCCGCTCGGGTTCATACCGATTTTGAGCGGAATGTGGTCGAGCGATCCGGCAGCAAGCGGCCCGGAGAATCCAGGGGTGTGACGGTCTCCTACGGCGATTTCGATGACGGACGCGTCGGTGATGTGATGGATCAACGCCGATGCATCTCCATCGTTCTGAACAAGCGGCATGAACACATTCAAACGTTGATGGATGGTCCGAACCGTCCGGGAATCATCAGCGTATGTTTGGCGTTGCTCTCCGCTAACAAGAGCCTGGCCAAAAGCGATGCTCAGATGGAGATGGGTCCCGTCAACTGGCAGGACTTCCTCACGCAGTATTCCAAGTGGCTCAAGGAACTGGCGTCCAATCCAGCCACCCCATGACTCTCCCCCTTTCAGGCACTGGCATGTTCCTCGTGGAACGCATCCTCCAGGCGCAGGTGAGGCTTAAGTCGTCCCGGTCCCTCTGGCGTGGACCGTCTTGTTTGACCAGGCTCCAGTCAGACGGACGCGCAACAGCGCTGGAGCCGCCCGCCCGCGGGCGAATACGCGGGCAACTCTTTCGACCGCGGCAAGGTCAGCGCTCCCCGTGGGAGTTTCCGCTTGCAGGTCCGGGAAGCCGGCCCGCGGTCGCGCTGGGCGCGTGGCGGATAAACGCAAACCTCGGGCGTACTCAGTACGCGCTGGCCGGGAGAGCGGAAAGGCCTCCCGATGCAGGTGGAAACCCTGCCGCGCTCACCCAATTTCCCCAAAAATGGCTCACCACGGAGGCAGTACCGGTGCCAACAAGCCAGAGCAGGCCGTTTCCTGCGCGGTCCGGGAAGGGAGTGGAAAGTGCCGAGCCCGAGAGTACGAAGCAACGCCGCGCGTGCCGGCGCAAGCGGGCGCAAAGAGTCCCGCGAAGTTTCCAGCAGGGAGACAGCACGCATCGCTTTCCCCGGAGCGTCGGGGCAGCCGAGGGGCAACGCAGCACGGGCACGGCTCCTCGGGCAACCGGCAGCGAACGCTTCCACGTGGACGCGCTGCCGGCTCACTTTCCGCCCCGCGGGTGCGGGTCAGCCGGAAAGACCACTCCCCGCCCCTCAGACCGGTCGTGTTCGGCTGGGTGGAGGGGAGTCACTTTGCTGCAGACTGAGAACAGAGAACCAACCGCAGTGAACAGAGAGACCGAGAACCATGAGCACCGAACAGACCATCACGTCATCCACTTCGCTGGCCGTCCTGGCGCCACCGCCACCGGAGAAATCCGCTGTCGAGGTCGCCGCTTCGGCATCCGCCGCACTGGCCAAGGCCACCATCGAAGCCAAGTTCGTCATCGCATTGCAACGTCCCCGGTCCGTCCTGGGCGCGCGGGCCGCGATCCTCGAGGCCTGCAAGCGACCGCGCTTCGCCGCGGGCGCGCTCTACCGCAAGCCCGTTGGTCAGCGCACTATCGAGGGACTCAGCATCCGCTTCGCTGAGGAGGCCGTGAAAGCCTGGCGCAACGTGGATGTGTCGGCCGTCACGGCCTGGGAGGATGACGAACGCCGGCTCGTTCGCATCACGGTCGCCGACCTCGAGTCGAACGTCTCCTACTGCGACGAGGTCATCCTCAACAAGACGGTCGAACGCAGCTCGCCCAAGGAGGGACAGGAGGTTCTCGCCACCCGGACAAATTCCCAAGGCCGCAAGGTGTACATCCTCCGGGCCACCGAGGACGACCTGTTCGTCAAGGTCAACGCGGCCAAGTCCAAAGCCATCCGCAACTCGGGCCTGCGGCTCATCCCAGGGGACATCATCGAGGAGGCGACCGAGACCATCAAGGAGACCATCGCCAAGGGCGGCACGGACCCGCAGGCCGAAGCCAAGCGGATCGCGGATGCCTTTGCCGGCATCGGCATCATCCCGTCCGAGATCGAGGCTTATCTCGGGTGCGCACTGAACGCTGTCTCACCGCGCCAGCTCGCCGAACTGCGCGCCATTTTCTCGGCCATCCGGGATGGTGAGGCATCCTGGTCCGACTTCCGGCCCAAGGCGCAGGGACCGACATCAGCCGAACCTCAGCAGCCCACGGCCCAGGCCGCGCCATCGGCTGAGGCAAGCGCGGAGACCGATGAGGACGAGATCCCCGACATGGTCCCATTGCCCAAAGCGCCTGCCGCACCCAAGCTCAAAGCCACCAAGGCGCCGGCCAAGCCGGTGGCGACCATCCAACAGCAACTGGCCGAGGCGGTCCTTGGGGCGGGCTTCACCTTCGATGATTTTCGGCTGTGGGGTCTGGACTCCGGCAACGTCCCGGATGCGGACTCGATCCCATCGTTCGATGACCTGCCCGACGCGATGTGCACCCGGCTCCTGCGGGCCAAGGGCGGTCTGCTCACCCAGCTCGCCGAGCTCCGCGGTCGGAAGGGAGGTGCGGAGTGAGTGCCGGCGCCGAACTTGTCGTGTTCGAGCATGACGCGATCCGCTGTACGCCCACCGAGGAAGCCGTTGCCCTGCGCGATGCCATCCTCGAGCGGTCCGCGCTGGTCGGCGCTGTCCGCAACGCCATCCACAACGAGGCCGCCATCGCGGCCATGAAGGAAATCCGGGGCATGCTCAATCGAGTCGAGGATGCCCGCAAGACCGTCAAGGAACCCGTCCTCGATCTCTGCCGCCGCATTGACGCTACCGCCAAGAAGTTCGCCGAGGAGCTGAAGGCTGAGGAAGTCCGCATCGCCAAGGCCGCCGCTGACTGGCAGACCGAACAGCTTGAGCGTGTGCGTGAGCAGGAACGCCGGCGCCAGGCCGAGCTGGCCCGGATCGAAGCCGAACGCCAGGCCGAGCTGGCCCGCATCCGGGCCGAGGCCGAGCGCGCCGCCCAGGAGGCCGCCGCCCAAGCGGCCGCCAAAGCAGCCGCGGCAAAGAGCGCAGCCGAACGCGAAGCCATCGAGGCGCGCGCCAAGGCTGAGGCCATGCGCATCGCCCTCGAGGCTGAGAAACAGGCGCTGCGGCAAGGCGAACTCCGCAACCAGGAGATCGAGTCACTGCCGACCGTCCAAGCCCCGACGCGCACCGAAGGCCAAACCGTCCGTGCCGTGTGGCTCTTCGAGGTCACCGATATCTGGCTGTTGGCCAGGACGAACCCCGGTCTGGTCCGAATCGAACCCTGCCGGCAGGAGATCAACGAGGTCATCGGACGCCTGGCCGAGGCCGGCGCGGGGGAACCTAAGGTCGCCGGCCTGCGTATCTGGAAAGAAACCAAGGTCGGTGTCCGCACCGGCAAGGACCGCCTCATCGAGGTTTGAATTTCATGCGCTTGCGGACCGCAATTCGCCGACTATTCGCCGAGGGTTCGGCGAAGCTTCGGCGAATCCTCCAGGAGGCTTCTCTCCCACTTCAAAACAGCCTCTGCGGAGGGGGGGGGACCCCTCCCCCCCTCCCCCCCAAATCGGCCTTTGGGGTTTCAACCACCAAACCCGCCAAATCATCGAGAAATGCTCCTCAGATGTCGTTTTGCAAGAATCTTACAATACGCAACTTGCAACGCATTCGTGGAGGGTTCGTGGAGGGTTCGTGGAATCCTCGCCGAGGGTTCGCCGAGGACTCGGCGCCTGGAACAGGGAATAAGGAATAAGGAACATGTCTTTTCTCTCTCTCTTTCTCTCGCGCCTTCGGCAGGAAAAAACACCCCAAATAGCCGTCCATCATCGCCAATAACGGACCCTGCCACCGGATAACCCGACCCAGGCCAAATGCGCATCCGAACCTTGAAACCGGAATTCGTCACCAGCGAGTCGGTCAGCCGCCTCAGCCGCGAAGCAAGGCTCTGCTTCGTGCTCCTCTTGCTCTACGTGGACGATTGCGGTCGTGGTCGCGCTTCTCCGCGGCTCATCTCGAGCGTTCTGTTCCCCTACGATGACGACGTGCCTGATCGCATGGATGGCTGGCTGAAAGAATTGGAGGCCGAGGGGATGGTTATCCGCTACAACGTGGGCGCTGACCACTACCTCGAAATTCCAAAGTGGTCGAAGCATCAGCGAATTGATAAACCCTCGAAGAGCAACTTCCCCCCGCGCGAAGCCCAGGCGTCCGTTGAAGATCACCTCAAGGCGTCCAATTCAAAGCCAGCCAAACCGCCGAAGGCAAATCCTGAACCTGACAAGGAAGCTCAGCCTCAAGAACCAGATGCCATCGCGCACCTGCACGCACGGTTCGAGCGGCTGACCGGACAGCAGATCACCCTCACCCCGCCCGTCCGGCAACTCTGGGCCGATTGGCTGGCCGAGGGGCACGACGAGGCCGACCTGGTGGCCGTCGTGGTTCACATCCAGAAGGGCATCCGACAGGAGAAGCGCATGCCGGGGGCACTGAAGCTGTCGAACCTCCTGAACCTCGGCCGGTTTGCCGAGGACCTAGGGCAAACCCGCCTGAAGGTTCGCGCTCCAGCGGTTGAGCTGCCGCCTCCTCCACCGCGGACGCCCACGCCACCGCCAAGTCCCCCACCCCCACCCAAGGAGCGCAACCCGGATGAACAGGCCAGGATCGCCAGCATGTTGGCCAGCCTGGGCAAGCGTGTCAGAACAACCGCGGACGAGGTGAACACGACTCAGGAAGTGCCTGCATCATGAGAACCCTGCCCACCCTCCTCCTGTCCCTCTCCCTGGCTGCGCTGGCCTTCGTGGCCGGCCGCGGCTGCCAGGTCGTCGAACGCGAGTCCCAACGCTGGGCCACCGTCTTCAGCCGGACCAACAGCATCGTGCTGCTGCATATCCTCGCCGAACCATCCCAAGTCAGGAAGCCAAGCCCATGAAGTTCCCCGAGAGATTCCGCGTCACGAAACTGGACGGCCTAGCGCAATACCAGTCCAGCACCGGCGATCCATTCGGCCTGTTCGTCATCCGCCCGCAGTCCTGGTGCCTCGCGGGACTGAAGATGATGGCGACAGATGGTCGGTTGGATACTCCAAACCTCGACACTGGATTCGAGCATGTCAGCGTCTCCCACCTGACCAACCGCTTCCCGCCCACTTGGGAGGAGATGGCGGCGGTCGCCAGGCTGTTCTGGGACGACGAGGAGTGCCTCGTGCAGTATCGTCCGCCAAAGTCCAGTTACGTGAACCACCACCCGGGGTGCCTTCATTGGTGGCGTCCGCGTCAGGCCGTGATCCCGATGCCGCCGCTGGCGTGCGTGTGAGAACCCATGAAAATCCGCGACCAGAAACTCAAGAAGCTGGTGAACGTGCTGGATGCCGACTGCCCGCGCCGGGCCTGCTACTGGCCGCGCTTGGACCCTGGATCATTTTGCCAGGGGCGCGGCTACCGGCACCGCTCGAACGACTGGCTTTGCGGCACGCGTGAGATTCACGGTTGCCCCGTTCCAAAACCCGACCCGAACCCAAAAAAGAGACCTATGGAAACGCACCTAGAAACACCCGCAGAACCCAACCAACGCCCGGCGCAGATCGTCCGGGTTTCTGTCACCCGGCTCTTCAACCTCGGCGACTTCGAGCATGCGAAGTACGAAGTTACCGCCGACGTGAGGGATGGCAAGGGTGGAACCGTACTCTGCCGTCTGACCGCATTGATCGAGCAGCTCGGTGACAGACCGCCGCGGCAGGATTATGAAGTGGCCAAAGCCAGGGAATGGCTGGGGCTCACAGACGAACAGAAACGCCGCAAGGCTGGAGATTGGTTGGATACTGGAGACACTGAGCCGGAAATGAACGAGGAAACTGGTGAGTGGATCAAGAATAGGGACGTGAAGATGGCCGCGATTCTGAAGGTGATGGAGGCCTTCGACCACCGACGCGACGCGATCTTTCGCCAGTTGGATGAGCTTGGGGCGGAGGTGTCGTCGTGAACGGCCTAGAGGTTCCAAGGTGGTCAACCCCCAATCTGGAGGATTACCTCCTGTCCGCTCCGCGGGAGGACCGTGAGTTCATACAGAAACAGCACGAGACCGCGGTGGAGTACGGTCACATCGTTTGCCGCTGTGGGTTCCGGCGAGCGGTCAGTCTGGCGTTTCGCTGCTTTTATTGTGGTGAGTGGTTCTGCATGCGATGCGCCGAGCAGCATTTCGGAAAGACGCTCCACCAATGGAGGGAGGAACGCCGGGCTGAGCTGAGATTGGCGCTCAACCGTAAGCGCGAGGAGGTGGCGTCGTGAGGTTCCCCGAACAATTCCGCATCACGAAGCTGGACGGCCTGTCCGAGTACGAATCCAAACCGGGCGATCCGTTCGGTCTGTTCGTCATCCGTCCTCAATCGTGGTGTCTCAGCGGCCTGAAGATGCTGGCGACAGATGGGCGGCTGGATACTCCAAACCTCGACACTGGATTCGAGCATGTCAGCGTCTCCCACCTGACCAACCGCTTCCCGCCCACTTGGGAGGAGATGGCGGCGGTCGCCAGGCTGTTCTGGGACGACGAGGAGTGCCTCGTGCAGTATCGTCCGCCAAAGTCCAGCTACGTGAACCACCATCCGGGGTGCCTTCACTGGTGGCGTCCGCGTCAGGCCGGGATACCGATGCCGCCGTTGGCGTGCGTCTGACCATGAAACCCTCGCTGCTCCCCCGACACCGCGACACGCCCAACGCCGTTCTGGCCCTTCTGGACGCCGCCGCCGTGCAGCGCGACCTGTCCCGCCGACACTTCACGCCTCAGGAGCTGTCGCTTCGGGCTGAGGTGGGCCTCTGCCTGGATCGCCGCGCCAGCATGCGCGCTTTGGCCCTCCTAGCGGTCGCACTGGCTCGTCGCTTGACCCCACCCGCCAAGCCCTGCGTCCGCCGACCACACGAGATCCGCGGCAGCGCAACGACCAACGCATGCTTGGGATGCCCATGAGCCGCACCCGCCAGGCCCACATCCGCATCACCGATCACCATGGTGACACCTGGAAAGTCACCTGGTCGCCCACGACCGGCGAATTCGTGGGACGCCGACTGCATGCCCGCACCCAGTACAGCATCGCCGGCTGCATCCTCTGCGACACCATGCTGCACCAGGGGAACATCACCGGCGCCGCACCCAAAGAGGACCCCAGACAACTGACGTTCGCATGAGTGCACCCACACCGAAGGTCAGCATCCTGATGGACACTCGGGAGCCCGAGCCCAAGGACCACCCGTGGACGCCGCACTGGCCTCTCAACGTCATCCTCGTCCGTCAGGCACTCGAAACCGGGGACTTCGCCCTGGCTGCCGATCCGACGCTTGCAGGTATCGAACGCAAGTCGGTCGCCGACCTGTACGCCTGCCTGTTCGCCGAGCGCGAACGCTTCGTCCGCGAGCTGGCCCGCGCACGCTTCCTGCGACACTTCGCGGTGGTCTGCGAGGGATCGCTGGCGGACCTGGAAGGCTACGCGCACCAACGGTCCGGCAAGTCAGGGATCGTTGTCCCGACCATCGCAGCCTGGTGCCGCGATTACCCGCCCATCATCTTCGCCTCGACCCCCGGCCTCGCGGTCGCGTTCGCCTATCGGTTCCTGACTCAGCCGCTCACCCGGGCGATCAGGCTTTGCCGCGCGCATGAGCGGGCGCAACGGAACAGTGAGGTGACACCATGAAGTCGCGGCAAACGGATATGGCCGTCCAACTGGGTCTTGGGCTCGATGCCACGGGAACCCTACCGCTGGGGGTCTCCCGGCAGGGTCCGTCGGGCGCGCGGAGGTCAGGCATGAGTGACCGCCATGCGCCATAGCCCCCAGCAGAAGCGCGGGAAGCGGCCTGCGCGCCATCCTGTTCGCCGGGGAGGGTCAGGACGGCGGGCGGCTGCAACGACGCATCCTGCGGCATCCTCGCGCCAAGGCGAGGCGCCGAAGACAGCGCCGCTGGACGGAATCCCGGTAAACGACGTGGCCGGGGTGGCGTATTCGAGCATGGTGAGTGCGGCTGGCGTGTTGGGGGTGTCGGTGGACTGGCTGCTGACTGACCGCAATGCCGGTTGTCCGGCGTTTGCTGGAGGCCGGGTGAGGAAGGGGGACTACCTGCGGTGGCTGCTGGTAAAGCTTCACGGTGGTGGGAGTAACGGGCAGGCTCACCCAACGCTGACGGACGCCCGTCGTGATCTGGCGGTCGAGCAGGCGATCTGGCAACGAATGCGGACGGCGGAACGGTACGGCGAGCTGATTAGCCGGGAGCGACATGAAGCTCTGGTACGCCGGTCACTGGAGGCCGGGTTGCGGTTCGTGGCCGAGCTTCCCGTGCGGTTCGCCGGTGAGCTGAACCCGGTGAACCCGGAGCTTGGGGCGCGGGCACTCAGGCATATCGTCGAGGCGATTAAGGAGCGGTTCCGCGGGGAGGGGAAGCCATGAGACCGGCTCCGGCGCTGACAATGGACAGCCCGCTGGTCGGAGGGATGAGCGATGAAGTGGCATCGTGGATCATTCGGTCCCTCACGGCGCCGCTTTCGCTGGATCCTCCGTCCGAGTGGGTGGCCAGGAATATCGTCTTCGACGAAGCGAACAACCGGGGGCCATTCCGGTTGGCCGGCCGGGAATACGCGCGCGACATCCTCGATGACTTTGGGCGGGACGATGTAACGGACGAGTGCCTGGTGTTCGGCAGCCAGGTCGGCAAGACAAGCATCCTGATGGCCGGGGCGGCGTGGGCGCTCGAGCACAGTCCGGGAGGGATCCTGTGGGTGATGACCAGCCTGACGCAGGTCCGGGCGTTCGCGCGCCAACGGTTCTCCCGGTTGCTTCGGGCCTCGGGTGCTGTGGCTCGCCTGATCCCGCGGGGTGCGGATCGGCACGCGTTCGGCTTGAGTCAAATGGTCCTCGGGCCGACCACGATCAATTTCGCCGGCTCGAACTCACCCGGCAACCTGGCCTCGACGCCCTGCCGGCGCACGATCCTGGATGAGGTGGACAAGTTCGATGAGGGGACCCGCGGGGAGGCTGATGCGGTGGATCTGGCCGAACAACGGACCAAGGATGCCGCGCTGCCGCAGCGTTGGAAGACGAGCACACCAACGATCACGGACGGGCTCATCTGGACGGACTTCCAGCGCGGGAATCAGATGCGCTGGCACATCCCCTGTCCGGCGTGCGGTGGCCGGATCGTGCTGGCGTGGAGCAAGGACCACACGATTTTCGAGCTGCGCGGCAACGAGGGGTTCGTCGGCTGGGATGCCAAGGCGCGGCTCTCGGACGGGGGCTGGGACCTCGATCGGGTGGAGGCCAGCGCGCACGTCGTTTGTCCGCACTGTCAGCACCGGATCGAGGATCGGGACAAGGCGGCGATGAACGCTGGCGGTGTCTGGATGGCTGGCGCCACAGCGGCGGCCAGGCGGGTGTCGCGGCACCTGCCGAGCCTGTATGCCATCGGGCCGGATGTGACGTGGGGCAAGCTCGCCATCCGGTTCCTCGAGCGGAGAGCCAGCAGTTTCGGCCTCCAAGGATTCGTCAATGGGGACCTGGCCGAGCCGTTTGTGGACCGGCAGCGGGTGCAGACGCTCCAAGGCCTGATCCGGGTGGAGCTGGCCGCCAGCGCGGACTGGCTGCCCCTGTTGAGTGTGGACGTGCAGGCCCTCGAGCCGCACTTCTGGTTTGTGGTGCGGAAGTGGCGGGACGGTTCCAGCATCGCCATCGAGGCCGGCAGCCTGAACACCTGGGAGGAGGTGGCGGCCAAGCAGCAGGCGCACGGCATCCCCAACACCCGGGTCTTCGTGGATTCGGGCTACGACACCACGGTCGTCTATCAGCAGTGCTGGCGGCATCACCAGCCGGAGGCGGGCTACATCCAGGCGGGGCGCATGCTCATGCCGATGTGTTGGTCGCCCGTGAAGGGTGATGACGGGCGCAAGCCCTGGGTGGATGTGCTGACCAAAGTGCCATCGCCAGTCCTGCGCACCCACCAGGATCCGTTCTTCGGCGGGCGCGAGGCCGGTCGGTGGCTCGTCGAGCTGCTGACGTACCGCACCGACCTGGTCAAAGACATCCTGGAGGCATTGCGCGAGAAACGGATGGGCGCGCTGACCTGGGAGGTGGCCGAAGCGGTGGCGGATGTGACCTATCAGCGCCACCTCATGTCCGAGGAAAACCGGGCGTTTGTGGACCAGCGCACGGGCCGGGTGCGCTATCGGTGGGCCAAGGTGGGCGGCCACCGGACCCCGAACCACCTCCTCGATTGCGAGGTGATCCAGATCGTGGGGGCGCTGTCCCTGGGGCTGTTCAGGTACGAGATCGGAGCGAAGCCATGAGCGGCAACCGCGAGAGTTTCAGTCGTAAGGAGCTGGCCGCGCGGTTGGGTGTGAGCAAGGAGACGATCCGCCAGGCGGAAAAATTCCTCGGTTTGGACGAGGCCAAGATCCAGGTCAACCGCCGTGTGATCCGATACTTGAGCGCGCGCTTGCGTCGCCGGGAATGGTTCCGCCGCCTCGGGGATGAGTAGAAAGTTGGTCCGACTTGTCCCGAGTTGACTCGATTTGGGGAGCCGGGGCCTAGGCAAACAGAGGCCGCCTGTGGTTCTCGTCAGGCGTGGCCGAGACGTTCCTGCCGTTCGACTTGTTTCTTGCTCGCGCTGAGTTGGCGCGGCTGTACGAGTCCCGCACCGGCACGTTGCGTCAGGCTCTCCGCTCGGCCTACGATTCCTCGGCGGCCGTCACGGCCAATGGCCAGATCATCTCCGGCACCGCGGCCAACGGTCACTCCGTCACGTTCTCCGTACCTGGCGAGGCTGGCGTCTCCCCGCAGTCCCGCCAGTACCTCTACCAGTACCTCATTGAACTGGCCGACTCCCTGGCCAACCGGGACCCGGTCCCCAGCGATGCCGAGCTCTACGCGGACATGCGGGCCAGCCTGTACCCGGCCACGCACTTCCGGAACGACTTCTCCGCATTGCGCTGCGTATGAACCTGGCCACCACCATTCGCAACGCGCTGCTTCGCTGGCTCCTCCCGCCAGAGGCTTACTACGAAGCGACCCGGCACACGATCCGACGCTCCTACCTCCCCGGCGCCGGACTCCAGTCGGCCCGGTTCGATGTCAACGCATCGTCGCTCTACACCCTCCGCGCCAAAGCCCGGTACTTCGAGAAGAATTCCCCCATCGTCAACAAGCTCGCGGACCTCTGGGAGCAGTACACGGTGGGCCAGGGGCTGGTGGCGCAGCCGGCCAGCTCGGACGAGGAATGGAACGCGGCGGCGGCGGAATGGTGGGCATACTGGAGTGAGCTCCCGGACGTGGCCAGCCGGCAAAACCTCGGGACGCTGCTGGCGATGGTGTCGCGGGCGTGGTTCGTGGACGGCGAACTCTTCCTGCTGCAAGCCCGCGGCGATACCGGCATGCCACGGCTCCAGTGCATCGAGGCGCACCTGGTTCGCACACCCAAGGAGCTCGAACAGACCGAGGACATCATTGACGGCATCCGGGTGGACACCCGCACGCTGCGCCCCCTCGCGTACTTCGTGCATACCGAGAAGGGGAAGAGCCGCGAGGCGACCTGGGAGGAAGTCGAGGCCCGCTTCGTGATGCATCACTTCGAGCCAGCGCGGCCTGGACAACTCCGGGGCCTCCCGTTGCTCCATCCCGCGCTTAACACCCTGCACGACCTGGACGACCTGCATCTCCTGGAGATGTCGGCGGCGAAGGATGCCGCGAAGACAAGCAAGGTCATCAAGCGCGCTGCGGGGAATGAATTCAATGCGGCCACGCTGGCTGCAGCACGTATCACCGGGACGCTGCCAACGGCCAACGGTGGCTCCGTCGAGACCAGCCGGGTGGCGTACTACGATGACGCGGTGGGCGAGGGCCGGGTGATCCTCCAACCCGGCGACGACTACCAGCAGTTCAGTTCCGAGCGTCCGTCCGTGGTCACCCGCGAGTACTGGCGTTACCTGACCGAGCAGGTCTGCGCGGCGGTCGGCATCCCCTATGTGCTCGTCTTCCCGGACTCGATGCAGGGGACGGTGTACCGCGGCGCGCTGGACTCGGCCGCAGCGTTTTTCGCCTGTCGCTCGGCGGTGATGCAGTCGCTGGTGGCGCGCATCTACCAGTACGCGATGGGTTGGGCGCGCTACACGCAGCCGACCTTGCTCGATGCTCCCGCCGACTGGAAACGCATCCGGATTTCGCCCCCTCGAGCGGTGAACGTGGACGTGGGCCGGAACTCGCAGGCGTTACTCGCGGAGATCGGCGCCGGCGTCTCGACGTTCTCCCGCGCGTACGCCTCGCTTGGCCTGGATGCCAAGGCCGAGCTGAGAGTTCGCGCCCAGGAGGCCGCCTACATCCGGGAGTTGGCCGAGGAATTCGGGCTCGATGTCAGCGAGGTGTCCATCCTCCTGCGCGAACGATCCCAGTCCGCCGCCACGCCGCCCGCACAACCGCAGCCAGACGAGGACGAGGAGGACGAAGAAGAGGACGAGCAAACCGAAGCCGAAACGGAGAAAACGAATGCCTGAGTGGATCAAGATATTGAACAAGAAGCCGGGCAACACGGAGGTGCTGTTGTATGACGCCATTGGCAAAGACCCGTGGGACGAATCGGGGACCACTTACAAGGACTTCCGCCGGATGTGGAATGAGATTCCCAATGACAACACCATTTCGCTGCGCATCAATTCTCTCGGAGGAAGCATTTGGGATGGGCTCCCCATTTACAACCTGGTGGCCGCTTCACGGGATCGAGTTACCACCTATGTGGAAGGTGTGGCCGCTTCCATCGCCTCAGTGATCGCGATGGCCGGCAAGCGAGTCGTGATGCCGCGCCAGGCCGAGATTTTCATTCATGAACCGTGGACCTGGGCCAGTGGCGATGCCGAGGTGCTGCGCAATCAGGCGGATCGGCTGAATTTCCTAGGCGAGGAGATCGCCGGAATCTACGCCAAGCGGACAGGAAAGAGCGTCAAGGAGATGCGCGATTTAATGAAGTCCGGAGGCGTAGGGACTTCGTTTTTCGGCACTGAGGCCAGGCATATGGGCCTGGTGGACGAGATCACCGACGAAGCGCCCGCGCAGAACAGCTTTGATTTGTCGAGGTTCCGGCGTGCGCCGGGCATCCCGACGGGAGGCGTGTTGCCTCCGCCAGTGCAGAGTAAAGAAAGCAAACCCATGAATGCAGCGACCCCTGCGGCGGAGGTTCCGACCACGCCGACAACGCCAACCCCACCGACCACGCCAACGGCCAGCTCCAACCCCAACCCGCCGATTGATTTCGCGCTCGAGCTCGCGCGCGTCAAGGCGGCGCTCGATCAGGAAAAGAGCGCCCGCCAGGCCGCCGAGGAACGCGAGGTGCGCACCGAGCTGCGCTCAATCGCCGCCGAGCGCGATGGCATCGAGCCGGACAAATGGGTCAAGCGCGTGCTCGCGGATCGTTCCGTCCTCGAGGACCTGCGCGGAATGCCGGCCCGCGGTCGGGCGCCGGTGGCCGGCAGCGTCTCCAATCTCGGGAATGCGCTGCTGGAGCAATACCGTGGCATGAAGCCTGGTGCTGAGCGCAACGCGTTCCGCATCGAGCATCACACGGCCTTGATGCGCGAGATGAGCCTGGCCGCCCCGCGCGGTGACAACACGTTTGCCACCAGTCTGGTGCCGGACTACCTGAGCGATGGCCTGATTATGGTCCTCAAGGCCAAGCTGGCGCCGCTGAATGCCTTCTCGACGGCTTTCTCGGGCGACCGGATGCGCCCGCGGGCGACCGTGGTTGTGCCAAAGTCAACGGTCGGTCCGACGGTGCTGGTGAACGCGACCAACTTCCAGAGCGGCGACAGCACGCTGGTCGGCGTCTCGGTGGCGGTGGACCAGTACACGGCCCCCTTCCACTGCACCAACGATCAACTTCAGAAAGGCTTCAAGGTGGCTCAGCTCTCCGCGCATGCGGCGGCCAATCTCGCCGAGAAGATCTGCGATGCCTGGACGGCCAAGTTGGTCGTGGGCACCACGGGTGAGAATGGTTTCGGAGCCGGGCTGGCCATCGGGGCGGCCACCGATTTCGCCACCGATGACCTGCCGCTGATCTACGGCGCGACGACGAACTTCAACCAGCGGAATTTGATCCTGAGCCTGGCCTATCTCGCCAAGCTGATTCCGATGACGCAGGACAATTTCCGCGTCGGGCAAACCGGCGCGTTCGGCTTTGACCTCATCGCCGAGCAGAACAAGTGGACTGGCGCGCTGACCAACACGGTCGGCTTCGTCTGCGATCCCTCGGCCTTCGCGGCGGTCTCCGGCCTGCCGATCCAGGTTTCCAACCGGGCGTTTGACTACATCCAGACGACCGAACTCTCCAACGGCATGACGGTTGAGACCTACGGCTGGTTCGATACGGCGACCCGCACGAACTGGGCGTCCCACGATGTCATGTTCGGTGTCGCGGTCGGCAACGGTGGCGCGAACGGCGCGGGCAAGATTCTGATCTCGGCCTGAGCTGCAAGTCTCCCGGACTTCACACTCGGAGGACCTCACTCGAAGGACCTATGCGAAAAGCAGCCATTCTTACGATCCACGCCGACGGCTCGACCGAGCTGACTCAGGGCCTCTGCTTGTATTCGGAGGCCCTGGCCAGGTTCCGGGAATTGGTCTCGGTTCAGCCCCTGCCGCATCCGGAGATCATGCTGGTCGAGAAGGTCAAGAGCGCGAAGAACAAGGCCATGCCGGTGATGCCTCCGGTGAGGGAGACAACCGAGTCAACATCCGTTGACTCGGACCAGCACCCAAAGACCCAGAAACGAAAACCCTGAAATCACTATGGCCAACGAACTCGTTGAAGTTTCCCCTGGTGTCTTTGTGAAAGACCCCATCCTGCCGGCGCCTGACGATGGCAAGCTGTATGCCCGCCGAGGCAACGAATGGGTAGCCGTTCCTGATCCAGGGATTGGTGAGGCTCCACCCGACGGCGCACCCTACATCCGACAGCAGGGTCTCTGGGTCAAGCTCGCCCCGGCGATCCCCGAGGCTCCTGCGGGTTTGCACGGCCGCTCAGCGGGCGAGTGGCAGAAAGTTGACCAGCAATTCCTCAAGGAAGCCCCGATGGATGGCAGGCCCTATCTGCGCAGCGGTGCGGCCTGGGTGGCCGCACCGGCAGATGCGCCTGCTGACGGGCAGGCGTATGCGCGTCAGGCAGGAGCCTGGGTGCCTGCCGCCCCATCTTCATCGGTACTCACTCAGGTTATCTCCAAGCCATCGGACACCATCCGCTCCGATGCCGATGTTCTCTGCCTGACTGCAGTCGGGAATGTTACCCTATTTGATCCGGTGGCTCTGGCCATTGCTCCCGGCAAGCGCGCCGGCCAGTCGTTGCTGCTGTTGTTTGACCCGACAGCGCCGAGCGATGCGTCCATCACGATCCAGGGAGTGAGTGAGTACGCGCACGCCGGGGTACGGCTACGCGACGGCACGGTGACCCTCAAGCCGTGGGATTCACTTCGATTGTGCTGGCTCTCTGACGCCTGGGTCCAGGTATGACCTCTGCTGCTCTCCGCGCGATGGTGGACATCCCGCGCGCGAATCTGCTCCTGCGCGAGTTGGCTCCGGGATTCGCAACACTGGGAAACCGAAGTGACGCGCCGGTAGTCGTCAGTGCCAGCACGGCCCTGGCCGACCACATGGTGCAGGCCAACGCGCTGGCTGATGATGTGTTCACCTTGGAGGCTGCCGGGCCGATTGAAAAAAACTCGCTGGTGCAGCTTTCCCTGCTCGGGAGAGTGGAAACTTATGTGGAGGGTGGGACAGCCATCGGTCGCGCGGTCACGAGTGCACAGGCAATCGGAGACACGTTGCTTGTGAGTGTGCAATGGGGAGCATTGGCCGGCGGTGGTGGCGCGACAAACCCGGAGGATGTCTTCCTGATCCCCGGAACAACCGCGCCGGAAGGCAACGTCATCGGGGTGGCCAGGGGCCAAGTGTACACCCAATTAGCCCCATCGGGCACGTATAAGCAGCGGGACTGGACCTTCAACGGCACGCCGGGGACAAATGTCGGTTGGATTTGACGCATGAAAACCCTTCCATTCCTCACCCTGGGTCTCGTCAGTCTCAAGCTGCTCGCCCAAGCGCCGGACATTGGCACCTATCCGGCAACGGCCTGGGCCAGCACCAACCTGCTCATCAATCGCGCCCTCGAAGCCGGGCAGGTTGGCCAGGTCATCGGTTTCACCGGGCCGGGCCAGGTCGGGGTGACCACGGGCGGCGGCGGCGGCGGGGCACCAAACGCTGTGCTCTGGTATGCGGACAAGACCATGTTGCCGAGCGGCGCGGCGTACGGAACGGTGGCCATCGTGACTGATCGTCAGGCCGTTCCGGTCGCCTACCAGTTCTCTCCTCAGTTGATGGGGGTGACCATCACTAACCTGACAATATACGATGTGACCCTGTGGGCGGCAGAACAGACTCAGCCGCCGATGGCAGCATTCGTCACGCCTAGGGAGGTCGAGAATGAATTGTACTATTATACTCTTGGCGTTGGAACTGCGAACGTCAGACACATTGCCTACGTCGGCGATCTGAGCCTGGCCGGCGCCACCTATCGCATCGAGTCATTACAGTATACAGCCACCGCCCCGGTCTCCCTCTACGCCGAGGCGTTGTTCACTTCGGTTACCTATTTGACGGACACGAACGTCGTTGAAAACACGACCAGTGCGTATGAAGCATTTGAAGGTGTAGCCAAGGGCAACAAATGTCTTGGGTATGGACACTACGGACGCGGGGCTAATCTGTATATGTCTGGGTTCAGCTATACGCTGTTGAGCAATCCCGCGTTGGTTGGTGCGGTGGTCCGTGAAACGGGGATATGGATTCCGACCACCTTCACCGATGCACCCTCGGACGGCCAAACCTACGCCCGCCAGAACAACACATGGCTGCCGATCACGGTTCCGACTGGCGGCGGTGGACTCACCAGCACCGAGGTCTTCATTGACGCGAACGAAGACACGTTCCCGATTACGCACGATTACGTGTACTTCACCTATCCGCCGGGCAGTTGGTCCTTGGTGGGACCGAACGTCCTCGCGGATGGAGTGGATGGGCAAGTCATCACGCTTCTCAACGAGAACAACGCCAACGATCCTTATTCGGTAGGCATATCGGACGACGTCAACGGGACCGATGGGATTGGCTCGAACATTGACACGGGGGCGTCCGCGCTGACCATGCAAGGCAGGAAGTTCTACACCTTCACCTTCTCAGCGGCCTCGAGCCTGTGGGTGAATAGCGGTGTCGGTCTGCTGACGCTGCCCGCCCCCTGGCCAGCTCCCGATGCCAACGGCGTCCAACTCCTGCCCCGGCACATCAAAGACCAACTTTTGATCGAGCTGGTGCCGTGGCTGCTCAGCGAATCGAGCCGCATCTTCACGAACGGAATACCGGGCACGGCAACCAACCCCATCGTCGTTCCATGATCCACCGCATTCTCCTCATCGCCCTGCTTGGGCTGATCGCCCAGGCTCAAGTCCTCCTCGAGCCCGACTCCGCTGCGCTGTTCCCCGAGCCGCCCGCCAGCCTGGCGGAGGACTTCGGCAGCGTGGGCTGGGGCCCGGGCAAGTCGGTCAACTGGCTCAGCTACAGCGCGCCAGCAGGCACCCCGGCCCACCTGGTGCTGGATGCGGACGGTTCGGTGATCGAGCCGATGGATGACTTCACCAGCTCAGGGCTCGCCGAATACTGGCAGGAGACGGATGCGACCGGGCCAGCCTGGCCCGAGGATGTCTGGCTGCGCGTGGTCATCGGGCAACCGTCCTCCCCGCTGGTCCGGTCGTTCCGCTTCGGGTTCGCCTCCTCGTCCGCCAGCCCGCTGTTCATCCCCGAACCAGCGCATGCGCTCTTTGCCGCGGTCGGCCTCCTCGTCTGGATGGCTGTTCGCGGACGCAGGCACGGAAACCCACACACATCATGAAGAACCCCATCACATTCCTGGCTCAGTTGCGGACGACCTTAACCGCCATCCTGGCGATCTGCTGCACGTCGGCGGCCTTGAGCCAGGTCTATTCCGTCAACACCGTTGGGTACGTCGTCCGGGAGTTACAGGAGGGCTTCAACCTGATGAACAACCCGATGGACTATCAGGGTAACATGGCCAAGGAAATCTACCCGGATATGCCCGACGGCACCCAGCTCGTCATCTACTCGGCGGCCACCGGCTACAGCATCATCACGTTCGATGGCGGCGAATGGCTCCCCAACGGAGACGCGCAGCTTCCTCCCGGGCGCGGGCATTGGGTCCGTGTGCCCCGGCGTATCTTCCATACCTATGTAGGGGTCGTGCGCCAGGGCGATTTGAGCACGCCGCTGGTCAAGGGCCTCAACCTGGTGGGCTCGCAGGTGCCGCAGGAGGGTCTGTTGTCTGCCGACCTCTGGTATCTCCCATCAGAAGGCGACCAGTGCTTGCAGTACCGCCCCGACCGCGGTTACACCACGTTCACCTATGACGGCGGCGAGTGGTTGGGAGCCCAGCCATATCTGGCCGTGGCGGAGGGCATCTGGGTACGGCGAGGCGAGGCGGGATTCTGGCAGCGGAGCTTCAGTGTCAACCCGTGAGACGGCTATTCCCAACCTGCTGGCAGGACTGGTTCATCGTCACTGTCGTCGGATCGGCCGTCTTCATGATGATGGCCGGCTGCGCCGTGAAAGCGACGCACCAGTACGAGCTGGACTGGTTCAGCCCGCATCATACGGATTCACCCGAGGCAACGGACGGGTCCAAGCACTAATACTATGCCTAGCGCGATCACGGAAACACTGTTGACCTCCGAGGGCCAGCCCTACAATGGCGGGATTCGGTTCACCCCAAACCGTCCGGTTCGCGTGGTGGAGTCGGATATGGTCAGCGCCGAGCCCATCCTCAAGACCATTACGGACGGTGAGCTGAGCATCACGTTGGTCGAGGGTGACTACGTGGTGCACATGAATGAGACACTGGACTTCACGATTCGCGTGCCGAGCGGAAGTGGGGCGTATCAGCTCTATGAGCTATTGGTGGATGATGGCTCCATGACTCCATCGGGCGGCTACCTGCTGACGACCAGTCCGCAGGACATGGCCGACGATGCGGCCGCGGTCGCGCGGTTGAACATCCTCTCGGCTGGTCTGGCGGACACGATTGGAACCCCGATTGTGCCATTGGTCATCGCCAACCGACCACTGACGGCGGACGCCCTTGGCACTGGGACGCCGGTCAACTTCACTGGGGCCAGCGGGGATACGGTCACGTACCTCAACCTCGGGAACCGTTACCTGGCCTTGAATGGCGCCAAGGCCGAGTCGGTGAAGCTTTGGCTTCCGGCGACGCTGCCCGCAACCTGCGGGCTGTACGTCGAGGCATGGCGGAAGTCCGACCTCTGGCGGCGGGTGTGGACCAGCGTGAACAAGCGCTCGACGGTCACGCCAGCGGACGGGCAGGTCACCATCTCCCTGACCACCGATCTTACGACTGTCCAGAGCGGGGATTACTTCGCCGTCCGCCTGGTGTATGCGCCGGGCGATTATGCCGCTGGGATCGGCGACAAGAGCACGCCGCCTGACGCGGCAGCGAACAACGACGGCATGAGCTACGCCGTGCTCTACGGCGACCTGCAAGGGAGCGCGGATTGGGACGCGGCTACCAAGGTGGCCGGGCGAAGCATCTGCCTCCAAGTCATGCTGCGGCGCTGCCCAGTCCTGATGGTGATGGGCAGCGACCAGTTGCTTGCCCACCCGGCGAGCGATTCCCTCTACCTTCCGACGATGGTCTTCGACCGACGGAAGGACATCGGATGGAACATGGAGACGTTCCTGGGCTCGACGGTGCGCAACGGAGCGCAGCGCGGCCTGCTCCTGGCGGACCAGTTGACGCTCTGGACCGGTGATTACGCCTTGATGTACCCACGGTGCGTGGCGCTGTCCGTCAGTGCGCTCAACGACATCAAGGCGGGAACGACAAAGGCCGCATGGCTGGCCAGCCTGGGAACGTTGCTCGACGCCATCACGGTGAGCAACGAAGGCGCGGCGCTGGTGTTGGCTGAGCTTCCATTCCACGACCCCGGCGCGGCGAATGACGCGGCGGCGAATCTGCTGAACTCGACCAGCGATGAATGGATGCGGGATGCCAAGGCGCTCGTCCATACCTACGCGGCGGACGTGGCTCTCTGGGTTGACCTGACGGAAGCGTTCGGCTCGCTGCGTGTGGGCGGGGCAACTGGCAACCTGTGGAACCTGAAAGCGGAGTTCGACTCGGGGGACGGATTGCACCTGACCCGTCATGGCATCCTGCGGCTGGCGACGCAGGTCGGGAACGCGTTCAAACGCTTTTACAACCGCGTGCAATCGGAGTACCCGCAACGGTTCTCGGTGCGACCCGTGTCGGGTGGAGCGATTGGAGACGCGGACACCGTTTTGACGTATAGCGGCTATCCCGAAACGCTGTACACGTCGAATGCGACGCTAAGCGCCAACCGCGCCGTTACGCTGCCAACGCCTATGCCGTCCTGGGGCTTCGGCTCGGAGCTGCACTTCGTGCGGACTGGAGGGGGGGCCTTCACGTACGACATCGGCGGGCTGACCACATTGGGCCAGAACCAATGGTGCCGGGTGAGTTGGGGGCTTAACTTGTGGCAGCTCATTGCCAAGGGATCATTGACCTGAGTGCCTCAAGCAATGACTCACTGGAACATCTGCGTGGTGCAGGAGTGTGGACGGGCACCCTGGGCGGTCGTCGGGATGGTTCTCCCCGTGGCCGCCCAGGTGTGTCCGCTGAACGGAAGCCAGTGATTACGATCAGCACAGACTTGCGCGCGTTCGAGGGCGATCTGGCGATCTACGCGAAGTTGGCTCGCAAGACGATGGCCGAGGTGGTGTTCAAGAAGGGCGCCAGTCTGGCCTGGGAATGGGCGCAGTTGCTCAAGACTGAGGCTCCGCGAAAGGGTGAAATCCGCGCCGCCAATCTGGCCAGGCTCAAGGCGGGCGGCGGCATCCTGGTGCGACCGCGAGCCCTCCGCAGCGCGCGGGCGAAGATCGGTTCCCGCAGCGGTTCATTCTCCGACCTGGTCACCCGACGGATCATGCGCCGCACCCGCAAGGGTGAGACGGTCGTCGCTAAGACCACGAAGGGCCTGAACGTCTGGCAGATCGCCGTGCAGCGCGAGCTTGCCTATCGCGAGCGGGCTCGAGGGTTTGCGTCCTACGGAGCGCGGCTCATGGCCAGAATGCGCAGCATCGCTGACGCCGCTCGAGGAGCGGACCGGGATGGCCGATGGCACGAGCAGTTCTTTGGCGGCGCGCGTCAGTTGCTCGGCTCGGCCGCATCCGCGATTACCGGCAAGGGATCGGATGCTTCGTTGCGCATGATGTGGGGAAGCACGCAGACGATGCTCGGGGAGGAACTGCTCCAGCCGCGCCACCAGGCGCTTCTGCAACGCGCCATCCGGATCGTCCATGACGACATGCTCGATTACATCCGAGATCGGATCGCGAAGAGAGGACTGCCCGCATGAGCCCCGGCCGCCAACTGTTGCTCACCGGCTGGGCCGCTTTGCTCGCGCATCATGGCACGGAGATCGAGTATTTCCCGGTCTGCGGCCAGGGCCAGTCCGTCAAGCTCCTGGCGCTGGTCTCCAAGCCGGCTGACATTGCGCCCTTCGCCGCCGCCAACAAGGGCGTCTCCTACGTGCTGTTCGTGGATCAAGACGCCGCGCAGTTTACGAAAGACTCGTGCGTCATCATGGACGGTATCACCTACCGAATCCTGGACATCGAGCGACAGCCGGCAGCGATTTCGACTCGGTTGGAGATTGGACTCCTCAAGATTTCAGGTCGGAGATGAGCGTGCGCCAAGCCATCGTCGATGCCCTGGTGACCCGGCTCAAGGGAATCACCACAGAGGCCGGCTTTGCGTCGGATGCCGGCGCGAACGTCTTCGAGTGGCTGCCCACCAACCTGGCCATACCGCTGACCCCGGCCATCGTGGTCACCGACACTGACGACACCATTACGCTGCTCGAACGCACGCAGGTCCAGCATGCGCTGAGCATCGAAGTCGAGGGCCAGGTGTCCTACGAACCGGACATCTCGAGCACCGGGGTGCCGGTGCAGGACGAACATGTGATCAGCGATATCCGTGACCTGCTGGCTGACATCATCGAGGTCGTGCTGGGGCCGAGCGACCGAACGCTCGGTGGTGTCTGCGACACGCTGCAGCCATCAGGCGGCGGGACGATCCGACTCGAGCAACGAGCCGAGGACGTTGTGGCCGCCGTTGCCGTGAATTTCGTGGCCACCTATCGGACGGACCGTGGCGACTGGAGGACGAAAATATGAGCCAACCCAAGATCCTGCATCATGCGGTATATTTCCGGCGCGAGGGGACCGGCAGCCTGCAAGGCACGATCCCCGCGCCGACCATCAACACGTCGCAGTATTACCTCGGCGTCGTGACCAGCGTCAGCATCGCCAAGGAGGCGGAGGAAGCATTGTTCCGCAAGCCGGTTGGCGGCAAGTGGGTGGACTATGACGCGAAAAATCAGCAGGACAGCGAGGTGTGGACCTTCAACGGGATCGAATGCACGCCGCTTTTCTGGGAGTTGGTCCTCGCTCACTCGGGCGTCCTGGCCGGTGGGACTGGCACGGTAGTCCCCGGAAGCACGATCACGCACAAGGGCTGGCTCCAAATCATCTCGACGGACGACTCGGCCGCTGAAGTGTCCAACGTCAAATTCTGGTGCAAGCTGGACATCCCCAGCGTCGAGTTTCCGCAGGTGGGCCATGTCCCGCCGACGTTTACGGCGCGCAAGCTCTACTCACCATCCAACACTGCGACGCTCTCCGGTGTCAGCTAAGGGAGCCCCCGGCATGAGCGAGCCCAAAACCGTCAAGTTGGAGTTCGTGGAAGGTCCGTCGCAGGAGCTGACCATCGAGGCGATGCCGGTGACCAGGTTCCGCAGGGCCTGGGACGTGTGCGACAAAGGATACGACGACATCAGACTTCTCGACATCGCCTTTAATCAGGTTGACGGGTGGAGTCTGAAGCTCACACCGGAGAGCTTCACCCGCGCGGTCAAAGTCATGTACGACATCAATCCGGATTTTTTTGGCTTTATCGCCAGGAAGTATTCCTGGCGGGGCGTCGCCTCGCCGACTGGATAGCGGAGTCCGGATGCGCCATCGGAGCCTCGCCGCGTGAAGTGGACGCCATGACGATGGAAGAATTGATGTGCTGGGCTGCGGCGGCTGGCCGAGTGGAGCGCAGCCGGGTCAGGTTGTTTCACCTGGCGGTCGCCGCGTTGTTCAGCGAGAAGGCCGCCCACAAATTCAATGATGAGATGAAGCGATGACCAGCAGCGTCATCATCAATTTCGGCAGCAATGCTTCGGCGCTCTTCCGCGACATGCAGAAGGTGAAAGCCGAGGTGCGCTCGGTGGCCAAGCAGGCAACCGTCGCGACCAGGGAGATGGCCAAAGTCAGCCAGGGACCTGGCATGTTTCAGAGGTTCAAGTCTGGTCTGGGTGGACTACGATTCGGAGCGGGGCTCTTCACCGGTTTTCTCGGCGTCAACATCATCCGAGAGGTGATGAATCCAATGATCGAAGGTTTTAAGGAGGTGACGAAAACTTCCAAGGAAATGGCACTGGCCACCGAGATAGCCAACGAGGGACTGAAGAAGATCGGTGGTTTCGTTGGCAAAACCATCACATCGGGTCCTGTGATGGATACAGCGTCGGCTATTGCTAGCAGCCTGATTCCAGGATTGCCTCCGCTCTCTATCTTGAGCGCAGCCCGGCAGGCGATGTTGCAGGAGCAGGAGT